GAGGGCTTTAGGTTTGTCTACGAGCAATGGGGACGCGATGTGATCGCAGCCGAAAGTAACGGCTACAAACTCTACAAAGGACGCACCACCGACAACAAGCACCTGCCTAAAGATTACGTTGCTAACTTAGCAGCTCAATACCCTGCCCAATTGTTAGAAGCCTACCTTAATGGCGAGTTTGTAAACCTTAACGACGGCATTATCCAACGCCACTGGTTTAAGCCTAGCACCGTCATCAATCACACCAATATCAGCATGGGGGTAGACCTTGCTATCAGTCAGAAAACCAGCGCGGACGCAACAGCGATTGTTATCGGGGCAGTAGATGAAAACGGTGTGTTTCACGTTATTTATGCCATTGCTAAACGTGTCACCTTTAACGATGCGCAAGAACTAATAAAACAACTGGCACAGCAATATCAACCAAAAATAATCAATATCGAGGCGGTTCAATACCAATTGGCAGCGGTGCAAGAACTCATGAGAACAACACGCCTACCAGTGATAGCAGTACGTCCCGATAAAGACAAAGCAAGTCGATTAATGCCACTAGCAGCACGCTACGAGCAGGGTATGGTGTGTCACGCGCCTGCTAACAGTACAAACCACATCAAGCAATTAGAAGACGAATTAACCGCATTCCCAAATGGCGCACACGATGACTTGGTAGACGCGCTTGTTTATTGTTGGAATGGCATCGAATCATCTATGAATAGCGGATTTTACTCAGGCGGAAGGAGGTTGTTTTGAGAACTGGAAACTTAGAATTGCTGCGTGATCTCTTGGGTCATGACTGTACGCTAAAGTTGCAGGCTGTATTTGGTGGTCGCGAAATATTCATACCGTGTCGCAAAAAAGGAACAAGCTATGAGCGCATTGTGCAAGTTATTGGTGCAAAATGCGCCTCTTTATTTGTCGATCACTTTAAAGGCGAACAGATATACGTCCCAACAAACGACCGTGACAATATCCGCGCCCTTCATGCAGAAATTAAACAGCGTCATGACAAGGGTGAAAACATCAATATCATTGCAAAAACAATCAAAAAGCCGTCAACAAATTACAGCGCTCGCTGGATTAGACAGATTTTGAACGACCAAAAAACCACACAACAAGAATTATTTTAAGGATACAACCATGTTCAAATCGATTAAATCGCTGTTTTCAGCACCAGCAAAAAAAGAAACAATGATGGCGCTAACTCATTCTGAATCAATCGAGCGACAATTGATGCGCTTTGGCTGGTTAGGCGATGCCGATGAAACACTGCAAAAGGCAGGAATCACACGCGCACAGCTTCGATCACTTGAAACGGACGATGAAATCACAGCCGCACTAGAAACAAGGCGCGATGCTTGTATCAACACCCCATGGCGGTTAGAGCACCCTAGCGTGCGCACACGCAAGGCAATGGAAGCGATTATTGCACCACACGTTAACGACATTTTAAACAACTTTTGGGGCGCTGTTCCATATGGTTATTCAGTCATCGAAGTTGTGTATAAACCTAATGGCAGTGGCGTTAATATTGACAAAATCGTCAGCGTTCCCTTTGAATGGGTGCTGCCAACTACAGAGCAGGGGCTAGTATGGTGGGATATTCAACAGCCACTTGATACGCGCAAGTTCTTTGCCTGTATTCGACAGCCAACTTTGCGCAATCCAAAAGGCGAGGCAATGTTAAGCCGATTGTATTGGGTGTGGTTTTTCAGAACGAATGGCTGGAAGTTCTGGATGAAATACTTAGAGCGTGCTGGCGTTCCATTCATTGTCGGTAAAACCGCTGGTGACCAAAAACAGGCACTTAATGCCCTTATGGCAGCTGTGCAAGACTCCGTCATTATCGCAGGGCGTGATGATACTGTTGAAGCATTAGACTTTGGACGTGACCCAAAGATTTTCACAGAGTTTGAGACAGCAGTGGTGCGACGTTATCAACGCTTGATCTTGGGTCAAACGCTAACAAGCGGTACGGATGGCGGCAGTGCTGGCAGTAAAGCATTAGGTCAAGTGCATAACGAAGTGCGTAACGAAAAGAAACGCTCAGACATAAAACTGGTGGCAGCTGCAATGCAAACCGTCATCAATACAATTGCCGAATTAAACGCAATGGAAGCACCAACCTTCATCATGGAAGATGGCAGCGGATTAGCGTTAGAGCGTGCAACACGTGACAAGATTCTGGTTGATGGTGGGATGCTAAAGTTCACACCTGAATATTTGATTGAAAAATACGGCTTTGAAGCCAGCGATTTTGTGCCGACACAAGATGAACCAAAACTAAGACCACCAGAACCAGCAACGCTATCAGCAAATTTTAACGCATCACAGCCACAGTTTACACCAGCGCAACAAGCTATTGAGGCTGTTGCAGATAGTGCGTTAGCAGCGACAAAAAGCCCGATTGATGCGAGTCTAATCAGAACAGCAGTATTGGCAGCCACAAGCCCAGAAGATTTAGAGCACAGACTAAGTCTACTCATCAATCAGCGTGATGCACGATTCCAAGACGTACTGGCGCAGGCAATCTTTAGCGCAGATGTGATTGGTTATGTCAGCAATGAGAAAGGATTATCATAATGGGGCTAGATGTCAGTATGTTTCTGTCATTTACAGAGGCAATCGCATGGGCAAAGGCTCGCGGTGTCGTCTTGCCTGATGTGTATTATGGCAGCAAAATCGGCATTGCTAGAGCTGAATCATTTAGCGTTGCAGGCTTAGCGTCATTAGATCAACTTGAGTTGATTAAGCAATCGCTCGATACAGCAACAGCAGAGGGCATTGGTTTTGCAGACTGGAAAAAACTGGTAACAGCCGATGATATTAACCTAACGCTAGCCAATCACAGGCTAGACAATATATTCAGAACCAACATCCAAGGGGCGTACATGGCTGGGCGTTGGGATTCGATACAAGCCAATAAAGATGATAGGGCGTACCTCATGTATGACGCGGTAAACGATAGCCGTACACGCCCGGCGCACAAGGCAATGGACAATATTATTAAGCCTGTTGGTGATGTGTTTTGGAAAAAGAATTATCCGCCAAATGGATACCGCTGCCGATGTTCAGTCATTAGCCTAACCGAAGCACAAGCTAAAAGACGAGGCGGTGTTACCGATGACAACGACATCCCAGACGAAGCCAAAGCGGACAAGGGTTGGGACTATAACGGCGGTGAGGCGAGGGGTGAGGGGATTAAGAGGGCGGTTCAGAACAAGTTGTTGTCGTGCTTTGAATCGCTTGGTTTTGCTAAACGAGTGAGAAATGATGCGTGTTCTTTGGCTCAGTACAATGACATTAAGATGCTTTTGATGTCTGCATATGCGCTTGCCAATAGAGATTTTGAGATGCCAAAGCCAGAGATTGTTTCAGCAAGCCTATTGTTGCCAAAATCAACAACTCATGATGAAGCGGTTGCTAAGTTTTTAGCGGAATTTGATGACACGGATCAACTGGTGAAATTAACCGACAACATTACCATTCATATGACGGATGATTTTTTCGTGAAGCAGTCAGGGGCAAGCAAGGCAGAGGGAAAGGAGCGCATTAAGTTCATGATGCTGTTTGCTATGGCAATTAAAAACCCACAAGAAGCGTGGCTATCGCTTGATGACGGCAGTAAGCGTGTGTTTTTAACTTTGTTATCACGGTATCAGGTAGGCAATGAATTGGTTGAGGTTTTTGGGAAGTTAGAACTGAAAGAAAGCGGTTATTACAGGGGGATTACGATTTATCAACCCGAAAAGAAAAACTATATCATGGGAGAAAGGTTTGATCATTTAGTTAGATATGCAGAGCCTTAATGCGATTGCTCTGCTTGCTTACAACTCTTGACAGTAGTCGCACACCTGGCACCTGTAAGCACTTGTTAAGTGAGCTATCTGGCTTCGCTTACTTCTGTCTTACAACTCCTGCGTGTTCAAGCCAGACACTTGGTACTTGTGAGACAACATTATTTAACCACAACACAGGACTAAAATCAACATGAGTATGGAAATTTACAATTTTCATGCTGTTATTGCATGTACTTAATTATGTTTTTTGAACCTCAATATGCCTAAAAATCAGTGAACCACTTCCACTAATAAAAATTAGTGTGGCATGAAATACTGTCATCATGAAAAAACCAATTTACCTCGCAGCAGAATTAATCCCTGCTACCAAAGACTGTACGACAAACCGCTCCTTTTCAGGCGTGGCGTACACCGGTGCAATGATTAAAACCCATGGCTGGATGTCAAATGTCATTATCGATATTGACACCATGAGCATTGCCCCTGACCTAAAACTACTGTTAGAGCACGACACAAACCAAGTTATCGGCACTGCCACAGCGTTAAAGCAAGACGGCAAAGTGATTGTTACAGGCTTATTGCTTAATGCCATTGATGATGATGCAAAAAGTGTGTGCCAAAAATCGCAAGCCGGCATTAACTGGCAGTTGTCAGTTGGGATATACGACTATCAAGCACAGGAATTAATCGAAACGCAAAGCGATACTGTAAACGGTGTCGTTGTTAATTACCCTGCCATTATTTTGCGCAATTCTGTATTACGCGAAGTATCTGTTGTTGCATTAGGCGCTGACGGTGCAACCTCACTCGCATTATTTTCAAAATCAACACCCAAACAAGAGGATAACCGCATGGAAATTAAAGCCTTGCAAGAAGAAAACGCCACATTAAAAGCGCAAATTGCGACGGCTAATGCGGAATTATCAACATTAAAAGCAGAATTTGCCGCAAAACAGCTCGAAACACGCACCACCGAAGTCAAAGCATTGTTCGCAGCAGTTGGCAAAGAAGCAACAGATGAAGCGATCAAGCCATACCTAAGTATGGAATCGGCTACATTTTCAGTTGTTGCAAAAGACATGCAAGCGATGAAGCCGCAGCACGACCGTGCATTATTCAGTATGCAAACACCACGCAGCATGACAGTCACCGAAGGCAGCGAAAACACTGCTGGTTCATTGTTATTATCTGCCGTCGCAAAACTATAAGGACATAAAAAAATGAACACAATGCCACGCGTATCAAGCGCGTTTTTGAAGTGGGAAGCAGAACAAGGCTATAGCCGCGACGATGTCACGATTGCATCAGGTCAAAACTTAGCGGCTGGCACAGTACTTGGCAAGGTAACTGCAACTGGTCATTATATTGCCTACGATAACGACGCAACGGACGGCTCACAAGCTGCTTGTGCTGTACTGTTATTCCCTGTTGATGCGACAACTGTTGCAGGTGCAGGTGTTGCTATTGCACGTTCTGCCATTGTTGCCACAAGCGCGTTAATTTGGGGTGTTGGCGTTACAACACAAGGCGAAAAAGATGCGGCATTAGCCGACTTAAAAACAATCGGCATCGTTGCCCGCACTACTGTTTAAGGAGCGACACAAATGGACATTACTCAATTTTCACAAGCCGAACTAACAGCTGCCATCAATAAAATCCCTGTCCAATGGGGTAGCGTGAGCAATCTCGGATTATTTAAAGACCGTGGTACGCGCACTAACCAGATTATTGTTGAAGACCGTCAAGGTACGTTGGGTGTATTACCGTCTCATGCTTGGGGTGGCAGTGGCACAGTAAATGAAGTCGATACACGTCATACATATGCTTTTGCTATTCCTCAAACAGTACACAATGACATGCTATTACCGTCCGATGTCATGGGTATTCGTGGGTTTGGTACTGAAGCATTAGCAACAATGGCACAAGAGTTGGCTTATCGTTTGCAGCGTATGAAAGCAAAGCATGACATTACGCTAGAACACAAGCGTATTAATGCCCTTAAGGGTCGCGTATTAAATGCCGATGGTACAAGCGTCATTGTTGATTTATTTGGTTCGTTCGGAATCACTCAGCAAACAGTAAACTTTAACCTAGATGTAGCAACAACGAAAGTGCTCGACAAGTGTGCTGAAGTGCGCAATATCATCGAAGACAACCTAATGGGCGACTCGATGACAAGCATTCGGGTCTTGGTGTCTCCTGAATTTTATTCGGTGTTTATCGCACATGCGAATGTTACCAAGGCTTACGCTGGCTATGTAGATGCTGCGAATCGTTTAGGCGAAGACAATCGTCAGGGCTTTACGTTTGGCGGCATCACGTTCCAAGAATACCGTGGAGGCGTTAACGGCAATCGTTTCATTACTGCTGGTGAAGGTCATGCCTTCCCAGAAGGCACGCTGGACACGTTTGCCACTTACTTTGCGCCTGCTGATTTTAACGAAACAGTCAACACAATGGGTCGGGCATTTTACGCAAAACAATGGGAAGCGGAAGGCGGTCGCGGCATCGTATTACATACGCAGTGCAACAGCTTGCCAATCTGTCACCAACCTGCGGTATTAGTTAAAGTCTTAGCAGCTTAATTGTGATTGTCATAGCAGACCTAAAAGCCGCTTTTTCTGAGTTATCGAATCAAACAGATAGCAAAATTCAAGCGGCAATTAATCGAGCATATGCCACTGTCAGTCGGTACATTGCACCTGCTGACTATGGCACGCTTGCATTGGCTGCTATCGACAATGCAGTGTTACCAATTGCCAGAGCCTATATTGCAGATGTTAACGCATTGGGAGACGAGCACCCAGTTGTACGTGATCTTAATGAATCGGTGAACTGGCTAAAAATGGTTGCAAGCGGTAAAGCGTTCCTGCCAACAGAGCCAACAGTAAACGAATCTCAAGCACCTGTTATTGGTGCTTTTTGCGTTGCCAGTAGCGCAAAGGTTTTTAATAATTCGGTACTGAGCAAAATGCCGTAATCAAAAAGGCTCAGTAAAATCGACCCGAAACATTGCGAAAAGAATATAGGAGTTTAGGAATGCCTGTTGAAAATGAAAGTCTTTATGAAGATGTTAGTGAGCTAAAAGACAATATGCGTGAGTTAAGCTCTGACTTGCGCCAGTTCATGACGACCACTATGCAGCAACTGAGCAAGTTTACCGAGATAGCACAAGCTCAAGCACGTAATGAAGAAAAACTGATTAACATGATTACCGACCAGAAGCGGCT